GCAACCCATTCTTGCACCCAGCATGGCATACTTGCCATTCTCAATGTCTGCACCTATGGTACACCAAGTGCTCAAGATGTTTAGATTGTTTCTCCATATGGACCTGTAATAATTTTTTGCACTTATAGGTTTGCCCTTTTCGGTGCTCATTTTCACTCCTTCCCTATATCCTGCCACGAATGCCTGTTGCGGTGTTGCGTTTATGATTGTTGAAGAATAGCAGTTATGTAGGTTCTCGTGTGGTACTCCCCAACAGAAGTCCATTTGATTTTCGTCAGTGTCAGCGTTCTCGTGTGTCCGCATGTTGAGGCAAGTTTCCTTGTCCCATCCAACCAGACCACCATTGCCGTAAACCAACCCATTGATGTTGTTCTTTGCCCTCCATCTGTGTACAGCTTTCTTATTTGTTTTTGACCAGTCTAACGTTTGCAGTAGGAACGTTTCATCAATGATGTTATCACCGTCCACACTTATGAAGAAATCTGTTTCTGCTGTCTCTGCCGCGGCCTTGTGTGCTGAATCAAATCCTTTTACACCGTCCACACGTTTTGCCCATGGTACCTTGTTCTTGAGGTCGGCCCAGTTCTGTTCCTTGTTGGGCTCTGCGTAACTGATGTACACGAAATCTAGATCACTTACTCTGATTCTGTCTGCCATGTGTACCCCTCCTCTGCTATTCTTTCTAACCAGAAAGGATCACCGTTGTGGAAATGACCGCCCGTTTTATCTTTTTTAAGAGTGGGCAATCTACGTTTACTTTTTTTTTCCACAGGTTTTGGAATTATTTTATCCCCATCTAATGTAAATGCATCTTCACCGTTCGTGGCTTTCAAGATTTCTAATTTTTTTTCGAGACTGACTTCGATGGTCTTTCCCTGTATGGTCACAGTGTGTATTTTCTTTTTAACAGGTGGTAGATTATCTAGTGCTTTCAAAAGTTCGTTCACTTAATTCTCCTATCATTTTCTTGTTGTGGTAGTGTACTATCCTGTGCTGTCTGTGTCCGCCCATGTACAGCCTGTTTCCGATCTTCATGGAATTCAGGTAGTTGTCATTTTCAAATCTCTTGCCTATTTTGTTTATGTGCTGTTTGTTGTGCATGAACTTGAACCACTCATACTCTACCTTGTCCTGCTGTAAAGGATCCTGTATCTTGTTGGCCAGGGCATACACCACGTCTGTTGTTGGTTGCTCATCATGACAGTCCACTAGAACTGTTTCTTTGACTTGTTTCCAGTTTTTTGTGATTGTCTCACATAAGTCATAGAAATGTTTTGCTTTTGTGCTCTTCCTGAAGTAGTGCAAACCGTCATACACATCGGGAAGATCATTCCTTGCGAACAACGTCCTGTAGAAACTGTGTTTTATCACTTCGTCCTGATAGTTCCTGCAATGGTATGAGAACACTTGATCATGTTGCCATAGATAGTTCCACCACCAGTCAGTGTTCTGTGTGAATAACATATCGGCTGTGAGTTTTATGGTGTGCGTGAATGGTGTGTAGTGGAATACTTTGTATTCGTTGTTGAGTTTCCATTCCTGATCTGCACTGTCATCTTGCTTCAATACCTTAACAAAATCAAACAGTTCGTCCTTGACCGGTTTGTCTGTTATCACACATACTTTGTTGTGCTTGTTAAATTTCTTTATGCTTTTGGCCAGTTCTCTGCTGAGCTCTATGTAATCTGTTGTTGAGTTGTTCAGTGCGAACCATACATATCCCTTATCCATTGCACCACTCCTTGTCCATCACGTGTACATCCTGCCCCGACGTGAACATGACGTTATCTCCGTGTTTGAACACAATGCCATCCCCGTCACTGTCTATAACATCCACACTGTCCGCCAACATGGTCATGGGTGTGGGTATGCGGTTTCCCAGATTCAATTGGTGCAGTGCTATTGCGAAAGCATAATCGTTCCTGTAATTTATATAACGTATCCTGTAAAGATTCCTGTAGTGTGGATAGTATTCCTGTACATGATTTATCATGGCGAATATTGCCTTTGTGTTTGCAGTCTTCTTAAAAAGTGTTACTGTTGCCCATACCAAAGGCAGTGTACTTTCGTCCTTACCCAAGATCATGTTTTTACCTGTAAGGTCATGCACTCGATCGTGCAACATCATGTCAAATTCTGTGTTTGCCAATTCTAACAGTGTGGAAGAAAATACGAAATAGTCACAGTCCATCAGTATGGTCGTGTCGTAGGGCGAATGTTCATATGCCAGGGCACGTTCCTTGTTGTACCATGCCACACTTTTTCCCCTGTAAGGTCTTGTGTTGGTTGTGCTGTTTTCTACCAACTTGTAATTGATCATTCCCAGTGGCTTAAACTTTTTGAAAGTTTCTAAATTGGTTACTATTGTTATTTCTAGTTTTAAGTACTTCCGTATCTGTTCCACACAACGTTCAGCCAAACGGTGATAATTTAATTCAGGTGTGTCAAAACAGTACATCAGTACACCGGTTGTCATTATTTTCTCTTTTTTGCGAGATCTTGGTGTAGCTGTTGGTACGAGTTCAGTGTTTCCTGGTTTCTTTCTATTAATTTGTTTAGGAAATCATTCGGATCCTTGATGTGACAAGGATTATCATTAACATCTAACATGTAGAAATCTTTGTTGTGTTGTTTGAGTGTGCTTACTATATTAATGGTGTTAGCATCTGCCGTGAACAGCCTTTCGTTGTAGGCCATCAGCTGTCTTGAACGCAGTTTCTCCAGTGCATTCTTTTTAGCCTGAGCTACCTCAAAATTGAGGTCCGAGTGTTTCTTAATATTGCCAATATCCATAACTCAATTATACATTTAATTATTGGTAAAATCAACACCCAAAAAATTTTTATTTTTCGAGGAATGACTTATTTGTCAACGAACTGATACCGGTGAAAAGTAATACTCCGCGTGGTTTGTCACCCGAGTGTACCAGGCTGTGTACGAACTCTCTGTTGTTTATGAACATGGGTTTGCTCACATCTATCAGTCCTGCATTCTTGAATTTGAATTTGACCTTTTCATGATCTCCCGATATGCGTAGCCATCCTTGTGAAGGACCTTGCAGTATATGGTTTGCGTCAAAATAGGTGCTATCATCCCTGTGTATGGGTATTATTGATTTCGGTCCCAGTTCAACATACGTTATCTGCAACATTTCAGTGAAGCCAAGCTGTAGGAAAAGATTCCTTAGGTTTTTATTCTTCAACTGTTCCGTCATTATTGTTGGCAGTACTGGATTTTGTTTCAATGATTTACACTTTCCAGCACCCTGGAACTTTTCGTCAATGAAATCCAAGTCCTCGTCCAGGTCTGTAGCAGGATCTATTTCGGGAACAGGTCCACCAGTGTACTCTATGTAAGGAAGTTTGTGATATTCACTCCTTATGTACCAGAAGGGACCGTCCCCCTTGGCAAAGAATCTCTTTATGTGTTCGGGTATGAAATCACCTTCTACTTTCTCATTCCAACTGACTGTGTGCATGTACTTCTTGGACATGTCCTTAAATCTCAGCAAGTCGTCCTGTGCCATGCACTCTGATGTCCTGGTGTAAAACTGATCCAGGTCACTGTTCAACCACAGCACGTATCCTTTTTCTGTGTTGTGTCCGGCGTTGATGTAATACCTTATGTCCTCTCCGTCGACTTCTATCCTGGTTATATCTTTCCTAGGCAAAGGTATAGTGACCTTGTGCCATCCTGGCGCTAGATCAAATACCAGATCGTGTGTTACGGTGTTACGATCAAGATCCTGGCATTCTATCTGTACATCAGTCTTGGTGTGTATGTGTACTTGCATGTGCAATATTTAATTGCATGAAAAGTTGGCTGTAAATTATTATGCTGTGGTATTACTTGTTTCAGCACTGCCTGACAGTGTGTATACTGGATTTAATCCCTGTGCTGTCGTTGGTAACATCAGCTTGGTTGCGAAGTCTGTCTGTCCAATGAAGTTCTCGTACTGGTCAACACTTGATAGATTGCCTGAAGTGTAAAGTATGTCTCCACCATCCGCATCTGTCAGTGTCATCTTTATCGTGACGTTTGTAGTTGAGCCTTGTGTGGCGTTACCTTTGATCTCACCCTTCAAGGTCATTGAAGTGTATGTGCCGTTGGCCTGAGTCAGTAGGAACACTGTCTGGTATGATGTTGTCACGTCCTGGAATCCAATCGCGAAACCGTCTGTGGTCAGTGTCTCACCTGAACCCGATCTTGTTGAAGCAAGAGAGGCTATGTCGAAGTTGCCCATTGCTGTGATTAACTCATCGACTGATCCATCTTTTGATGTTGCTGATGAACCACCGTTCCCATTCCTTGTAAGGTTTACTCTGATCTTGCCACCTGCGTTGAAGAAGAATCTCATCTCGTTGGCATTCGAGAATGTCACCGTGTGTTCTACTGTGTGTGATCCTGCCCATCTTGTACTTGATACTGAACTCTGCAGTTCTGATCCTTCCGATATCGCGTCTGCACTGGCACTGCCTCCTGCAACTTCTGCCGCCAATGATACTAGATCTGCCGCTACGGCCGCCTTGATCGCGATAGTGTCTCCTGCCGCAACCTGTGTCCTGGCTGTCAGTGTATCGTTAGTGTGATTTCCAATGTTGTCCATTGCTGTCAACAGTGAATTCCATTGGGCCGCTGTTACTGTGGTTCCTGAATCTGTTCCACCTTGTACCGTGGCTAATTCTGTCTGTCCCAGTCCGTAAACTGTTGCACCGGTTCCCATGGTATGATTGATACCAATTGTACCACTTGTATTAGTCAAGAACGCATTATATTCGTCGTCTAAAATTGTATCTCCTGCTACGTATGCCATAAATCTATTTAACTCCTATCACGCACTCTGTGAGTGCTGTTTCTTCATTATATTTATGCTTAATAAGTCTACCCAGGGTGTTGAAAGTGGTCGCTTCGCCCTCTGCCGCCACACGTGCTAATCCATATCCTGCAGATACTATACGATCACCTGCTGATCCCTTTCCTGTGACTCTAACAGGGACACGTCCTTGCAGTGCTATTGCTGGGTGTGTGTCGTTATTTCCTGCTTCAGAATTCATCAAATATGCCGGAGTTTCGGATACAACACCAAACACTGCATCAGATTTTTCATCCATGCATTTTGTTATCTCTTCATTTCCGCCTAGGCTCACTACTTCTCCAGTTTCTACCGGAGTATCTGTGGCATATCGCTCTGCCAAGTCAGCATACATCGCCGATGTTGATGTGGCGTGTACAATATTGGCTCTGATGTCTACCAGTGTAGCGGCTGACAGTTCGTCATCTCCACCACCTGACTTGAAAGCTGTCCAGGCACCGCCTGCGTTTCCGTAAATTGTTGTACCGTCATCCGCGAATGTCTCGTCCCACACCCAGAAAAGATCCTGTTCTGTGGCTGTTGACGTTTCACCCCTGTTGACCTTTATACCCGAGTAATTAGGCATACCACTGTTCGATGATATGTTCCTGTTCAGTTCTATGATGTTGTCTTCGATCGTAAGTGTTGTTGTGTTGAATGTTGTTTGTGTTCCATCAACAGTCAAATTTCCTTTCACCCTTACATCTCCACATGATGGAAGTTCCAATAACCCTGTTGACCCGTCCATGGTCATCATTGTTGTTGTTACTCCGCCATCGTTTACTGTGAAAATAATATCTTTGTCTTGTGTTGTCTGTGCAATGGTCAGGTTATCACTTGACAGACTCATCGTTATGTCTGATCCTGCACCTAAAATTAATCCTGTGTCATTCGCAATAGTGAATGAACTGTTTGTGGAATCGTTTTGGTCTGATCTCAGATAATTGGCCGCCGCAACTCCGCCTAGTGAGTCTGAGTCTGTTGCTGTTCCCCTGAATTTCGCACTTGATACTGTTGATGAAAGCTGTATACCCTGTGCCACACTTGAGAAACCTGCTGATATCAGTGCCGCTGAATCAGTGTCTGTTGCGTTTGGTGTGAAAGCCACATTCGATACTACACCAACTACTGCATCATTGGCCACTAGTTTTAGATACGATTGGTTAACTCCTGCGTTGTCTGGCGAAGTTTCTGAAATGACCTGCGTCACTCCAGATCCAGCAACTGTTGTTGGTCCGATCAGTGTCCATGCTGTACCATTGTAAACGTAAAATTGTGTGTTAGATGTGTCAAACCATCCATCACCCTGCACAGCGTTTGTTGGTGCTGACGCTGAGTTAGTAGTTGACCCTACTGGTTTAAATTTTGTTCCTGTGTAAACATTAAGTTGTTTGTTTGTCTGGTCATACCAAAGCTGACCTGTAATTTTATTTGTTGGTGCTGATGTGTTGTTGAAGTTCTCTAGTAGTTTTACAAGGTTTTCATTTAACTTCTCACCGAAACCCGCATAACCTTTTCCGATCAGTGCAAGGTCAGTTGTGGCTACGTCAATAGTTCCGTCTGCCAGCGTGACCAACAAGGTCCCAAATGTGTTGTTAATCTTGTATGCCATAGCTTACTAGTTTGATGCGTTGTCCCTGACCTCGGTCAAGAAACTGACATCTCCCACTAACTTGATTAATATAGTCGCAAGTTCAGGTGTCAACATTGCCTCAATCTTGGCTTGCTCTTCTGTTGACCAAACTGTCTCGTTGTTATCGTTGATGTAATCTGCTACTTCTTCTTTTGTTGCCATTTAAATGTACTCCTTATGCTTATTTATTATGTTCTTCTATCTGCTCATCGTCTGATATCCAGGTTAAATCCTCGGAATATGATCCGTCCAGATCCCTCAGGAAAGTCTTGACGTTGCTCTCCGTAAGCACCATATCGTGGTATTTTTGATACCTTTTGTGCAGAGCTTGTTCCTTTGTAGCGGTGTACACCAGTTTCATTCCCTTGTCTTTTGCCAATTTCATTATGCCGTCGATACACAATTTTAGACATTTATGCACATTCCTTGATTCTGCTGTCTTGTCCGTGACTATCCATTCCATGAAAGCGAACTGTGTTCCCTCACCTATGTATAACCCTCCAGCACACACAGGCTCTCCGTCCACTTCCACAATTATCCCGTCCGGTGGCAGGCATTCCTTGGGCACCGTGCCAAACTCCCACTGTGTCCACCACTTGACCAGTGTGTCATAATCCTTGTCTCTGTCCCAGGCTCTAACTAACATTTTTTTGCATCACTATCTTGTTGACGTTGAATGTTGATTCAAAACAGTAACGCACTGCTTCTGCAACTTCGTTTGCTCTTAATTTTGGTAGGTCTTCCCACAAGCCCTTTGTCATGTCCGTGTCCACCACATCCGGACAGACATCATAAACTGACAAAGGTTTGTTTAATAATTCTTGTTGTAGCTCTTCTATGTAATCTATTAGATTTTTCTTGTTCTCGCAGTAGTCTGTGTATTCCGTATTTTGTAAATCCTCATCCATTCCAATAGGAGTACCTGACGTGCTTGTGATCACTGCAACTTTCTTGTCCTTGAAAACAAATTTGCCGTATATTCTTTTCAACAAGGTCATTTGGCCTCTGCCAACATACGCATTGAGTACGATCAATTGGCAGTCATCCAGCTGTTCCATTATCTCTACTTGACTACATTGTAAATCGTATCCGTTGCTACTGCTCAACCCAACGACTGTGTAATTCTTTTTCCGATACAGGTCCGCTATGGCCTTACCTATCCCTTTGGTGTGCCCTATGATTGCTATTTTATTTTTGTTTCCTTGATTCATACACATCCACTAGATTTTCCAACCCTTCGAAACATTCCGAATAGTGTTGGTAATATTGTTCGAACTTATCTTTAGTGTACAGTGATTCTTTGAAAAAGTCAATTAATAACGTGGTTCTCTCGCCTGGATTGTTGTTAAAACCGTTGTGTACCTGTATATCTGGTTGGAAAACGAACGCTTCACCTGTCTTCCAAGTCATCAGTTCCTGTTTACGGGTTTCTAAGTTCATCACGTGCATACCACTCTGGTCTCCTCCTCCGTCATCCAAACACATCTGGTATCTCCAACCACCTTCGTTGTCCGTATGATTACCAATCTTTGTGTCTGGTCCAACAGTCATTATTGCCACATTGGTCTTGTATGGGAATTTTCTCAGTATCGAATACAGCATGGGATAGTCATTGAACGATTGTCCCTCGTGTTCTCCTGACTGTATTCCCAGTGCTTTCCACTGTCCATGCACATAGTCACCTGACTTGTCATCAAAGTCATCCGGAAGTCCCCTTACGCTATCTGAGAAGTCTTCTGGATCTAAGAATGTCTTGTTGGGTTGTGAGTCAAACTCGTGTTTGATCTCTGCGAAATGTTTTTCTAGTCTCAGGAAACATTCGCCTTGCTGTCCGTGGTAATATGATTTATCGAGCATTCAGTATATTAACATTTTTATCATGTATCTGTCTATCATGATCTTGCCAATTACTAAAAAATTGTTCACCGTGGTTGGTTAGTTCTTGCTGTTCACTTAATTCGAAGTAATCTGTGAATTCTGTGTTGTTTATAATAATTCTTCTGTTTTCGCTACCGAACACGTACACGATCACTTCGTCATCACCCAGTGATACTCCTAGTCTACTGTCCTCAACTCTTGTCCATGCGCCATCTTCTTTGACCATGTGCGTTCCTGATACTTGGATTCCGTCGTAGTCATACAAGTTGTCTATCAAGAACTTACCTGTTGCGAACACCTTGCCACCAACTGAAACTGTGTCACCTATGTCCACTTGCTCAACCGGTTTCAACGAACCATCGTTCATTGATATCATTGTTCCTGCTATGAAACAACCACCACTTGGTCCTGATCCACCCGAGCCTGAAGTTGCTCCACCTGACGAATCACCAAACCCTGCGGCTGTTTGTGTAAAAGTTATTCCTGAGTTGAATAGTGCCTTCCATGCTCCTGACACTTTCACATATCCTGCTGTGATTTCCGTCCATACCCCTGAAATTTTTGTATATATGTTTGATATATCTGTCCATGTTCCATTGATCTTGGTACTGGCCTGTACTCCGACATTAAACACAAGTACTGCTAATCCATTTCCTGCTGATCCTGAACTGCCGGATGATCCTACTGCTACTCCTGAATCATAATATTGAACTCCACCTATCTCTAGAGTAACCACTCCTGGTGTAACACCTGAACCCGCTGAACTAGATCCTGATGATGGTACTAGGTCTGATCCTGCTCTACCACCTGTGCCTCCAGTGTCATTAGATCCACCGTTTCCGCCTGTACCGCCATCGGCTCCTCCACCTCCGGCTCCTCCACCACCACCGTCTCCGGAGTGGCCCGCACCGTTCTCTCCCAGTGTGCCTGGGGATCGTGCTGTTGCTGAATTTGTGCTGATACCTGATGTCCCGTTAGAGGTCCTACCTGCTCCTCCTCCACCGCCGCCACCGCCTGCTGTTGCGACTGCTGAACCATCTATGAATACTGTTGTGGCTCCACCACCTCCACCACCTGCTCCTGATGAACCCTGTGGGCCTGAAGCACCACCGTTACCACCTGAGAATCCTGTCTTGCCTTTTCCGTTAGCACCACCATTGGCGCTTCCGCCGGCACCACCACCTGCGGCACCACCACCAACTGCTACTTCGAGAACGTCACCGACGTTGGATGTTAGTGAATAACTTGTTTTTGAAACATAATGTCCTGCTGTGCCTGAGCCACCGCTACCTCCTGCGTCTGCTCCGCCACCAGCTCCGCCACCTCCCCATAGATACATGTCTACGGTAGTTGTGCCTGCTGGTATACTTACTTGGTTTAGTGTTCCTGAGTATTGGAATTTTTTAATTACTGTAGGCATGGTTATGCCTCATACTTGAACCAGAAGTCACCATCACTGCCACCACTTGGATCTGATGTTGAAACTGTTTTTAGAGAGCCGCCCCATTGTAGTCCGTATGTTGCCACCTGTCCAATAGTTGCCGCAGTTGTTAGTGCAGTGTTTGATGTTGTTATTGCTGTACCTACTGCATTCAATGTCAATGTAGTAACTTTCAAGTCACCTGTTGATGCATCTGTTGTTAATGGTTTTGTGCCTTTGTTTGTGTCACCGTCGTCTGTCATGTCTGAAAACAGTAATAGTTTAGAATATGTTTGGTTCTCACCTGCTGACCAACGATTCTCAGATACATCATAAAATAATCTTGCATCATCTGTGTCTGCCGTTTCTACAATAAGTCCTGCATCCGCTTCTGAACCACCTGCGTTCACTTTCAAGAAAGTGTCTGAGTGTTGAACTATTTCAGACGAAGTGTAGTTGTATGCACCACTGACGTTCAGATTACCTGTTATAGTAAGGTCTCCTACCAAGTCTATGCCGCCGTCTGCACCTGTAAGTGTTAGAGGTGTTTTAGTAACTCCGCCATCGTTTACTGTGAATTTTAAATCCTTGTCCTGTGAAGTCTGTGCAACTGTAACATCGTTGCTTGAAACCGTTACTGTAAGTTCTTGTGCATCACCTATGATAATTCCTGCATCTGTGTCTACAGTCAGTGCTCCTGTTGTGGTGTCTGCCGCGTCTGTTCTCAGGAAGTTTCCACCTGCGATTACTGTGCCGGAAGTGTTTGATGTTCCTGATACATCAATAAACGATGCCTGTGTGTTTGTTCCATCAAACACAGCACCAAGTGTTGAGTTCAATGTGATTCCTGCCTTGACTGCCGCGAAACCTGACTGTGTCACACTAGGTGTGAAATCTTCTTTTGATAATATTGCTACTCTTGTGTTGCCTGCATACATTGAAGAAACAACCTTGTTTCCTCCTGAGCTCGCCAATGTTTCGATCTGCCAACCTGAAAGTGTCTGTCCTGCTGTGTAGACCGGACCCACCAGTTGGAATGCTGATCCTGTGTATACGTAAAGTTGATCATCATCTGAGTCGTGCCATAAGTCCCCTGCTCCTGGACTTGTTGGTGCCGTTGATTGTGACTTTGCTCCACCTGTTGGTTCAAATGCTGATCCATTATATACTTTTAATTGTCCTACTGCGGTATCCATCCAAAGCTCACCTGTCAAAGGTGCCGATGGTGCTGATGTTCCTGCTGAATTTTCTAATAGTTTTACAAGGTTTTCGTTAAGGCCTTCACCAAATCCTGAGAAGCTTTTTCCAAAAAGTTGTACCGACGTAGTATTATCTACTGTACCGTCTGTGATTGTAGCTATTACTGATCCGTCTGTTTTGTTAATTGTGTATGCCATTTGCTTATATTTATAGTCTTCCAGCCACAATATTGATCGTGCCTATATCGGTTGAATTGTATTCTTCCAGTGCTTTCCCTATCACTGTACCCATTGAAGGATTTGTTCCTTTCCTAGCGACTCCTGGATGTTGTGAGTGTGTGACCAACATGTCTCCCTTGCTGACCTGTCCAACAACTTTACATGGCACTTTTCCCTGTAATGCTACCGGTTGTCCCGTTGCTTCTGAGTTCATCAGGTACGCTGGGTTTTCAGAGATGACACCCGCCACCCTTGGATCTGCACCCATGCTTGAAACTGTGATTTCTTTCTCGCCACCAAATATGACAACTGTGCCCACTTCGTACTCCGAGTCGGACTCATATACCTCAGCCAAGTCAGCGTATTGTGCCGACGTTGCTTTTGCATACACTGTGTTGTAACTTTTGCTTGACGTTCCAATATCATAAGTGGCATTTGTGTCTGGCTCAATCTCCTGCGTAGTAATCTTATCACTCAAAACCAGTGTGCCCATTGTGTTGGCACCTGAGCTTGTAATGTTTCCTGCTACATTTCCTGTGACTGCACCTGTGATTGGTCCTGTAAATGCTGTTGCGTTTACTGTTCCGCTCACGTCTAACTTTGTTGTTGGTGTTGTTGTTCCGATACCAACGCGAGCTACCGAGCCATCCATGGTCATTAGAGTGGTCGTTGTTCCGCCATCGTTCATTTTGAATGTTATGTCTGTGTCTGATATCACATTGGAAACAACCACGCCTGTGCTGTCTACTGTTATTGATAAGTCACTGTCTGCACCCACCTGTAAACCACCATCGTTCACTACCCCCAACGTTCCTGAAGTTGTGTCATTTGCATTTGACTTCATGAAAGTGGATGCCAATGCACCCCCTAGTTTATCTGAGTCTGATGCTGTACCTTGGAATTTTAAATCTGATATTGCTGTTGAAAGTGTTATACCTTTCTTGACTGTTGCGAATCCTGTTATGCTTGTTTTTGGTGTGAACTCATCCTCTGATATGATTGCTATCAGGTTACCGTCGTTGTACCATTTTGTGATGTTCTGTGTTGTGTCAGTTGAATCGAGAAGTGAATCGTAAATGAAACCGTTCGTGTTTCCAGTTGTACTTGATGGACCTACCAATATGCTTGAAGAACCGTTAAAATAGAAAAGCTGACCATTGTCCGAGTCTATCCAAAGATCCCCTTGTGTCATGGCATTTGGTGCAAGTGACTGATAAGGAACATTGGCACCTGGTGGTACGAACGTTGAACCTGTGTATATTTTAAGTCTGTTCGCCGAAGTATCATACCAAAGCTGTCCTGTAATAGGTTTGGTGGGTGCTGTGTCGTTTGCGAAGTTCTCCATCAATGCTAGGAAGTTTTCTGCAATCACTTCTCCGTAACCGGCATATCCTTTTCCAACAAAACTTAAATCAGTCTGTGTGTTTACAACACCATCCTGTACCGTGTACTGGTTCGGTGATGCCGCACTGTTTGTCTTGTTTACTGTGTATGCCATCTATTAGTATCCTGTGTTACTACCTGAAGTCGTTCCACTCACTGTGTTTGATGTAGACAGTGCCGTTGAACTTGTTTCAGTAAATGTCGTTAATGATTGTATCCTTAGAGTGTAATCAATCTGTATCAGTCTGTTTAGAGATTTCTGTACCGGGTGAAATATGACGTGCGTCAACAGTTTGTTGGTCGACCCGTTCTCTGTTCCTTCCCAACCTTTCAATCCTAGTTCGTCAAAAACGTACTCTCCATTGAAATCTGTCGTGTTGTCAAACGCGGCCTGTCCTGTTGGCTCACCGTAGTCCAGTGTGCAAGTGCAAACGATGTCAGTGTACTTGTTACCTGCCGTGTGTCTCACTTCCATCTTGTTCCTTGTTGTGTCTTTGTTCGTGGCAGAGTTGTCGTCTATAACTTTGTAATATGTTTGATTGTACAGTGTGGCGTTTGATCCTGTAGAATTTGGTGTAAGGTATGTGATTATACCTGTTGGATCAACAGTTGTACCACCATTACCGAATGCCATCTCATGCACGAATCCTGTTGTCTTGTTAGCTAATGAATTAGCCAGTGCCTGTGACATGTTTTCATAGTGGATTGCGTTTCTTTTGTCCACCATTACTTCGCCTGATTCCGGATCAAAAATTTTAATGTGCCCTTCTATCATAACTCCGCTTTGATCTTGAGGCTTTTTGTTCTCTTCTTCTGTTTCTTGTGGTTTGTTGTCCTGTGTCATCTAGTGTATTTATTCAGGTGCGTTTGTTGGTTCGTTAGCAATGAATTTAGCCTGTTGTGATGTAGAAGCTTGTAAGCCCTTACCGTCAGCAGGATTGCCATCTAATGCCGTGTACCATACCTGTCCTCTCTTGTGTAAGATTTTAACCTGTGTTCCGTCTGCTGGAGCAGTGCTTAATGTGACTGCCGTAGTAGATCCATCCACAGAATAGTTTATAGTTGATCCATCCTCGCTAGTAAGCAACAATCGTTGGCCACCAATGAATATGTCTAACTCACTAGCGGAGGCTGGGGCTTGTGATAGTGCGAAAATAACAGTGCTACCGTCACCTGTGAAGGTGTTGGTGTATATTGTGTCCGCATAAGGTATAGTTTGAGATCCGCTGGCATCTACCACTAATGTGCCATCGCTATGGTCCTTAATTCCTGTTCCAAGTGTTCCACGTCTTAGTTGTCCCAACGTGTTTCCGTTCTTGGTAAAATATTCTATTCTTTCTTTGTCTACAAAGACCACACCCGGCATGTTGTTTGACGCATCAGGCTCTGGCAATGCAGTTCCGTCTTTTACCTGCATTGTGTCTATTGTATCGGTCAGATCATCGACCAGTTCTGTTGTTGCTGTTTTGCTGATACGTTTGTAGAATGTCCTGTTCAGCATGTCCTTGAATATCCTAAATCCTGTTGCACTCGCGGCAGACTCTGTTGCGAAGTACATGACGTCAAGTCTGTCCGAAGCTGTTATTGTCTTGCCAACAAATGTTATTGTGTTGCCACTAATTGTAAAGTCATATCCCTGTGTCTGTTGATCTCCGTTTAACCAAACATAAGTGTATGCACCGTTCAAAGGTTCAAATCTCAAGCTGAACACATTGTTTGTTCTGCCTTCTAGGACCTCTCTTCTCAATTTCATTCCAAGTGCGTTGTTGAATGTAGTCACTGACAATACATCAGCTGGATTTAAATGATATCCTAAAGTGCTTGAGTCTGCATCTATCTGTGCCACGTCTAAAATTATGTCCGACCCTTCATTGTAATATTGGTTATCGGTTAAAGTTGTTATTGCTACCAAGTCTGTGCTTGATGCTGGATTTACAAGTTCTATCCTTTCTGGAGAACCTATAGTGTCTGCAGTCAGTGTGCTTGTGTCAGCAAGTGTTGTGGTTACGTCTGCAGTTTTATCATATGCTCCTAGGTTAACAACATAGTCTGTGTTCAATTCCTGTAATACACCATTTATGTGTACTTGTATTTGTGAGGCACTTGTGATAACCTTGGCTGGATCTATCGTTGAATCGTCACCCAATCCGGCCACTGGATTGAAACTGTAAGTGCTTCCGTCACCCGTGTAGTAACTTACATCTGGTCCTCTCAGAACTTTGCCATTCAATTCGATTATTGTTAATCCTGACAGTGGACCTATGGATCCTGGTGGATAAGTTAAAGTGTATCTGTTTGTTGATCCATCATATGTAATTTTTTCATTTCTTACGCTGGCAAAACTTCTTGTGCTTGTTGTAGACTTGTTGAACCCTGCAATCTGAACAAATGCATCTGCCAGCGGTGCAGAACTAAATGTTACTGTAATTGTGTTGGCAGTTGTAGTTGTTGTGAATGCTGTGGTTGGCACACCGTCTATGGTTATGTAAATGTCAGACACAGTTGAATCCAAATTAAACTCACCCCTAGTCGATGTAGTGAATGCCACTGTGCTTCCATCTCCTGTGTATTGGTCCAGTACCCTGTAATTCTCTCCACTTATTGCAAAAACTCTTGTCGCTACCACACTGTTTGCCGCTGGCGCCGTGCTTAAAAATGTTATTGTCTTGTTTGCAACGTCAACTGAATAATCTCCTGCAGTTGAACCATCTAATGAAACTTTCTGTGTTGCTCCATTTACTGAAACCATGACAGAACCTAGTGTTCCAGGGTAGTCGCCAATGCTAAATGTCAAAGTACTTCCATCACCTCTGTGATTCTTGCTTGAAATGAATGGCACTCCTGACTCAGGAGATGTGTAAACTTTGATATCTAGTGCATCAAATAGCTGTCCTGGAACAGTCTCTTCTGGAGCATAGCTGGTTTCTGGTGATATGAAATCATCACCTTCTAGCAATATGTCACTTGGTGCTGATCCTATCGCAGATCCAAAAAGTCCACCTTTGATTATCGAGTCAAGGGTCCTGTCGTCTGTGGGAGTCAGTACACCGTCATCATCAAAAGGTATGAACTCTACCAATGCACCTGCATCTGGCATGCTTGACAGCACAAAAGATGTAGTAGATCCGTCACCCCTGAATATATCGTTTAATTTTTTCCTCGTGCTGTCACCTGATGTTACGTATACTTGGTACACGTCACTAACAGCCGGTGCCGGAGTAATAACAAAGTTTGCTGAGGCTCCAGTAGCACTGAAGGCTTTGACTCTGGACTCACCGTAGTTGTCCCATGGGAAATCATACCAACCTGCCTTGTCCCAACCAGCTTCTTGCGAGAACAACAATCCTGTTACCATAGTTCCGCCGTAGTCAACACCCGACATTACCTGAGACAGTTCATTGCCTGCCATCCCTGTTCCTGGTGTGTAGAAACCTTTTGTCCTGTCCGCCGCTGTCAGTCCTGTTTCATCACCGTACACTTTATATAAATCTCCTGCGTTGTCATTGAAATTTGTTGTTGCAGTAAAGGCTTTTGTTGTTTTGTATAATTCATTTTTGTGTCTGATCAGTTGGTTGTACTCATAGCTAGTAGATGCTGTCCAATCAACCACACTAGATGTGCTTGACACCCTGTCAAATTTCACTGTTGTAGTAATATCTCTAACCAAGTCGTTGTTCAGATTTGCATATGCTTTCGCCGTGTCTGTTGGTGTTGACCCGTCATCTGCACCTCCAGTTATCACTACCATGGGTGTTGTAGTGTAGTTTGCACCAGTACCTGTCAAGGTGATCTTAGTGACTACACCATCTACAACTGTTGCTGTGGCAGTTGCCGCTGTCGTGTTAGGTGTTGTGTACATCTTGAATGCACCTGATATCGTTGATTGGGCTGTGATGCTCGTGCTTGGTCCATAGTACGTGCCTGTGTACCCATCAAATCTATAAATGTTTGTTGTTCCTGCACCCCCATTCTGTGTGTCATAGATTTCTGCCTGTGTTTGACTGCTGAACAATGGATAGAAGTAACCATAACTGCCCGATGTTGATCCAAAAGAACTTGTTGCCAGTATTTGGAATGGGCCTGTTGCCATTACTGTTCCTCCCACTACCGTGACTGTTGGAGTTTTAGTGTAGCCTGATCCACCCTTACTGATGGTTATTGATGAAACATATTTCTTATGGTAGTCATTCCACATCTGCCATGGGTATTCTGTAAGTTTGTCTGTGTCCTTGTCCACATTCAATCCTCTGATCTTGCCTGTTGTTGCGTCATAGAATGTTGGACTGTCGAAGTCTGTGAATAAACCGTCCTGTGTGTCAGTACCTGTGTGTCCTAATCTGTATTCTCTCAATTTTGTATGGAAAGGTTTCACTTCGTTTATGTAACTTTCTATCCAATTGTCTGTTCCTGTTGTGTATGACTTCCTTTGGTCCAATGGTCTCACAGAGTTTTTGGCATTGATGAATGATGTTTTGAACATCCAGTCAACATAGGTTTGTTCAGCCAGCACTTTCCTCAATCCTGTGAAGAACAGTGTGTTGTATTCCACAGCAAGATCATTAATGAACAAGTCATCCCTCAGTGCAGTTAGAACTTTCCTTGTTTCCTGTGCTGGTTCCTGATCAAAGAAGTTGTCGTCAAACGTGTCCTCACCTGCGAACCCTGTGGCGTCCTGTGTGTAGTCATAGAGTTTTGTTGATAATCTTATCGTGCCGTTCTCTGTTCCCACGTTTGTGTAACCTGTCGCAGTCTTCATGAACAGTTTCCATCCACCCGTGTCAGCACTAGTGACCTTGACATGCTTGCCTACTGCAAGTGTGAGAGCATCTAGTTCGTACTCGTATGTTACCTGTTTGTCAATTTTAGTATTTTCGCTATGAAGCATTCCATGTACAGCAGGATCTGTTCCATACCAGTCTGTGTAACTCCAATACGATGATGTGTTGTAAGTCTGTAATCGTGTCCTTGAGAATTCCGTACCATCCCATGTGTATATCGCCCAGTATCCGTTGGCTGTCTCATCCGCCTTGACTAGGAATTTTACTGTTCCTGATAGGTCTCTTGTGTCAATGTACGTCAGTTCCGCATATGTGTCTATGGTCGTGTCCCATTCCAAACTCTCAGCAGTCGGTTCTGGTTCCTTGGAATCTAGATTTGTAAGATTGAACGTTCCAACCAATTGATATTTCTTTAACACAGTGTTAGAGTAGTCTATGATTTCTTTTAGTGCTGTGAATCTGTCCACATACCAACTCTGCCTTGGTCTTGTGCTGTTTCCGTACCTCTCATTGATTGGAAGACTTATATCTGGCACTTGATCTCCTGATTCATTCTGTCCTACAAGAGAATCCCACCAACGTGTTTCTATCTTTGTGCCTGGTCTATAATCTTTGTCGCCTTCTCTGGCCAGTTTCCACACAGAGTGTGCATCACCATCAAATGTGTTGGTCCTGCAGTCAATATTCAACACTATGTCTTGGCCGGAAAGTTTGTCGGTGTTGTTCAGTATAAGTTTGTTGGTGTCTGACACCGAATAGTATTTTAATTGTGATCTCTTAGGATTTTCTATCAAGTTTTTAACGAATGCTGTTGAGTTCTTCCTAGTGACCACGCTGTTTGTTGGCACTGTTATTTTATTTCTTACCCAGTAATAATAGTAATTCACAAAAGTGTCTAGTTTGGAACTGTATTTCTGTATCACCGTGTACTGTGAATTGTCGGGATTCAGTGGTGTTCCTGATATACCTTCCGAGACACCTTGTTGTGTTTTTGATCTCGTCACCCAGAGGTCTGGCAGTACGGTTGATTCCGTCCACTCGTATATGTCTATGCTGGATCCTGGGAAGATTCTGCCCCAGTTGTTTGTTTTGAATTCTTGATCTCCCTGTTCATACCATGTCCATTTGACTTTTGATAGATCCCACCATACTTCTCCTATGTGTTCCTGTGCCCATGGTGTCTTGGTGTTGGCATTTGGACCTGTGTTGTACACTGCCGGATCCCATGGCGTCTTGATGTTGATCTCTCTGTCAGCGACACCTAGTATCCTTCCCTTGATGGGATCATAAAGATCGTAATGGTCTCTGATCTGTTTGGATCTGTTGTCAAATTCAAAAACCTGCCCAAGTTTTTCTATGTCAATCAGTGCTGTTTCTGATGCTATGTTCTTCCATGCATACTCGCCAGACACTGTCAGATCAAATATTGCCACTGTTCCGTCGTTGGCAAGAGCAACATTCCCGTCATCCTCCGGTGCTCCAACAAACACAGTGTTACCTATTACACAAACACCTTTTCCAAAGTCGTCAGCCCCTGTTACATTGTCAGTCAGTAGCTTGTCATCTATCACAAAATGTGAGTTGTACATGGTTGCTGTGTATGCCGCACCTGATCCTGTGTTTAGATCACCTATCGTTGTGTCCTGTAGATCAAAAGTGGTCTCACCCAAGTCAATTTTCATCTCCCTAGGAGTCGATGCCTGTTCTGCACCTATCACCAATCTTGTTGCCGATGGATCCATAGTAACACTTGATCCAAACTTCATGTTTGTTTTTAAATCTGGTGCAAGTAATATTTGTTGTAGTGTATATGTGTTAGTTGATCCGTCAGCATTCCACTTGTAGTAGTACACCGCACCGGCATCTGGCTGTGTCGTTGAATCTTCACCAGCAACACCCGGGGCACCTATTATCAAAACAGTTCCGTCTTTGCTCATCGACATAGACTCTCCAAAAGCTGTGTTCAATGATGAACCGTCTGCACTCGTGCCTGTAAGTGTCTGTGCAAGAGCGAACGAATGATCCGTGCTACCGTCATTTGCCTGTGAATTTCTTATGTATATTTCTACCTTGCCTGCCTGTCCTGGTGCTATCGAGCCCACTGCCAGTATGTCACCATTGTCATTGGCTTCCATGACATGGCCAAATTGTTTACCTCTACCTGGATCAGCACTCTCTAACGTTAAGTTTTGAGTCCATGTGTCGTAGGTCGACCCATCTGCTCCAATACCCCATTCATACATGTACACACGTCCTGTGTCATTGTCGTGTCCAGGAGCACCCACGAATAGATATTTTGTCGCTGTGTCTCTGACCGAACTTGCACCCGGTTCTGAAATCTTGTGAGATTGTCCAAATCTTTGAGCCTGGCTAGAATCTGTTGTTGATCCATCTTCCGGTGGCGTGATTGTGTTGAGCAAACTATACTTGAATGTGCTTGGATCCCATATGTAAATTTTTATTAATCCATTGTCTGTGTATCTTGTGCTACCGTCCGAACTTATCGTGTTCGTGAAAGGTGCACCTGCTACAACGAAGTTCTCGTCTGTGCTCATTGACAGTGACGATCCTAATTTGCTAGTAGTGTCATCATTCTCTGTCATTGTTTGCACTGAATTTGTCTGGAACGTTGTTCCTGCCACTGCTTCTCTCCTGAACAGGAAGTGTACTTCTCCTTGAGATTTTCCCGGGGCTCCAACAACAAGTGTCCTGCCGTCTGACCTTGCCACTATCTGAGATCCAAAATTCTGGTCCGATGTTGAAACATCTGATGATAAAAGTGTTTTTGTTGTGTATGGATCTTGCTTTTCGTACACCTGCCACAGTCCCGAGGCATCCACATCGGCGTAAACCTTGTCGCCAGGTTTTTCTATGGCATCATCCTTGTCATTGTAGTCGGCATAGTTGATCAGATCATTTACGTTGTTCATTGAGGATAATCTCACTGACACGAACTTGTAAACATTTCCGTAGCTATCTGCTGTTGACCCATCTTCAAGTGATGGTATGAATCCTGTGTTGCCTTCGTAGTCTATTATCACAGTCTTGTGATCTGTAACACTGGACACTTGGTACACACCGTTCAGTGTTGGTTCCTGACTATTTGATATCCCAAAGTAGTCTGCAAGTTTCGTTGATGTGTTTCCTGTCAGTCCGTGTGAGTCTGTGAATGTTATTTCTAGCTGTGTTACATCATTTATTGACCTTAGCTGTGCTATCTTGAGTCTGGCACTAGTTATCCTGAACACGTCCCAATCTTTGTTGGATTTGTTCGCTACCCATACAAGATCATTTGCCGTTATGCGATTCATGTCTAGGTTAGAAAGATCAGTTATGTCAAAGGCAGTGTGCTGTACCTGGTCCAACTGCGGATACCCTGCTGTCTTGTATACCTGTGCATGGTCCCTGTCCACTCCTTCCTTTGTGTAGTCCAATCTTCCAAAAGTAGTTGAGGCCGTGTACTCCACCGGTTTGTAATACAAATCCTCTTTGGCGACATAAAATGATCTCGAATACTCTCTTGTATCGTTTGATGTGTCAAACAGTTCTATACTTTGTGGATCTGCAAGTATATTTTTGTCTGTTAATATAATTTGTATGTTCTCCACAGAATCCGTGTTTCCAAATCTTCCTGTCCTTATCATCCATTCTGGATGTAATTCCAGATTGATGTCTTCTCCCTCGTATTGGGCTTTCAATATGCTGTCTATGGCATTCTGTGTGCCCTTCTCCCTGATGTAACCTTGGTAGAACTTGTACTGTGAAACATCATTGACAAATAGATTCTCAAGATAATCCCTTGACTGGTATCCTATCAGTCTCTGTGCCAGTTTCTGTTGTGACTCATCAAAGTTGTTGGTCTCTAGATTGTAGAAATCATTGAACTGTGAGATCTTGTAATCAAAGTTTGGAATCAACTGCGGTGCTGGTTTGTCTGCTTTAAGTGTCCAGCTGGATTTTTCAAACTTTACTGTTGAGTTATGATTAATTAATGCCACATAGAACTTGCCTTGGTACTCGACTGTGTCACCTATCCTGTAGTCCGTGTTGGCAGTCCAGTATGTTACCTGCGCCGCGTCGAACACGAAACCAGGTGCGTAGTAGTCTCCGTTCCAACCTGCGGTCTTCCAACCGACTAATTTCAATCTCTGTTGTCTAAATCCCGTGTACGGATCATATATTATATCTGAGAAAACTGTGCTGTTGTCAAACAATAGTATTTGTTCCTTCTGCACTGTGTTCAGTGCTATGTTGTAAAGACCTATATCGTCTGACTTAATAGACAGATCAAATGTCTTACCAATACGTTTCGTTGATATCTCCCTGATGTCTATCTTCCTTCCACCTGCGTCTAATAATGAATAGTCTCCTGCAAGATTCCTCAACTTGCCAACAATCGAGTTGTCTGTGTCCAGTTCAAAACCATCAGCGGCAGGTGAAACTGTGACTGCACTTCCCGGTGCCCACTCCTGTGTTGTCCAGAACAGGAATTCCCTGACCGCGTTCGCCCAGTTCAGCGTTTCCTTTAATTCGTTTGAATACTTGTTGAATTTAAATCCTTGATCTTCCAACCAGTGTCCGTATCCAAACAAGAAGTCTGTCACATCCTGTATCGTGTTGAACACATATCCGTAAGGTATGGTCTGTGTAGCCTCCTGGAAGGCATTGTATCGTTTGACTGATGTCGCTCCCTCTACTGAGACTGCTGAATGTGTTGTTGTCTTGACAGGATAGTTGTATTTAAAAAATGGTTTTGTTGTTGAATATCCCAGTATCTTGTATCCACCTAATATCGTTGATCCGTCTGTGCTGGTGTCTGTGTTCTTTTCTATCAACACACCAGAATATTCAAAACTTTCAACAGGGTTTGATGTCCTAAAAAGTATTTTGTAGTTTTCATCTGGTATGAATTTTGAGCCTGATGTTGATCCCGGAGACACAGAATCTGTCAAAATTTTAATGTTTTCCTTGTCTGTGAATCCACCCAGTTTGTATGCTAACTGCACAGTTAAATTTTTCATCTTCTTATAATAGAATGTAGATACATCCAAATCACGTGATATTAGATAGTTGACCACAAATGGTTGATATCCTGCTGTCATATACCTTGTTGTGACCCCAGTGGTATTGTCAGTTACAGTTTCCAAGTGGTACTTGGACGTGCTCAGTGTCTTCCTGATGCCTGTATCTGTGTCAATCTGATTACCTGCTGTGTTCGTTGATAGTCTCGAATTATCAAATAGGTTTGAAAAGAACTTAGCCGGTTTTGTTAGTGCCAGTGTCTTTAATACGGTGAAAGGATATGCACTTGACCTTCTCCATGATGTTTCTGCTGGTCCCCAGTCTCCAAATTTCCAAGAAGCCTGCCTGCCCGGTATGTCAAAGTTTTGAATAAGCCCTGCCGCTAGCGGATCTAATAGGTTACCTGATGCATCAACTGGTAGGTAAGTTTTGATTTCTGGTTTACCATACCTGCCTGGTTCTGTTGCAATGGCGTCCCAAAGAACATCATTGGCCGATGTGTATGGTGCTGGACCATAAAGTGTTTCCCAGTCCGTTGGCTTCTCTGAATGTCCTAGCATCTCCCATGGTCTCACATGAGGTGCATCTGTGTCATAGAAGTAGTTGTATATCCCCCTCCAGTGACCTGGAAGAGTCTGAAGGTTCAATCTGTCAGTGCTTCTCGCATAGTTGTAAGTGAAAGGTGAACCTTCGGAGAATGTAGTGTTATTGATGTACTGCACATTGTTCCTGCCTGACCATGTGTAGAAATCAGTTGCCGCAACATCATTAATTTCTTGCAGTGTATATTCTGTTGAAGTGAATGCACTTGGCGTCACATCATGTATGTCGATCAAGGCTGGATCGTATGCTGTCTTAAGATTGTTGTAGATTCTTTTCTCCAATTCAAGTATTAGATCATCCCTCTCGTCTCCATATGCTTTTATGATAGATCCATCATGCCTCCTAATCACTGTCGTGTCAGTTAGATAAGTTGTGTCTGTGAAGGACTCTGGTTTCGATTTTGGATACATTCCAAGTTTAGTCGGACTTGGTGGCATATAACTGCCGGTTGTATCTGTGTAATCCTTGATCTTGACAATGTCTCCTTCCGCAAGTGTGGCCGATATTGTCACGCTGTCGTCTGTTGTGCTGAACGTGTAGTCTGTGCCTAATATTAATTGCACGTCATTAAGATAGACATAGACTGCCCTGTTGCTAGGCGTTGTTATATTGTGTTGTGAGTCAAGTGCGTAATCTACTTGGGACGATCCAAGCACTGTGTAAGTCCTAGTTGAAACATTTTCTCCCCAACCTAACATGTCCTCATAAAAGAATGGGAAAGTGCTGTTCCTTCCTGGTGTAATTGATGTTATGATCTCGTCAACCCTGTCTGCGGCAACTCCCTCATATGCTGTTCCTGTTGCGTGTGTTAGGAATGCGTTGTACCATTTTTCATATTCCTGGCTGGCATAGTCCATCGCTGTTATCACGTTAGTATCCTGATCAATCAGACCAAACACTGCCGGAAGCAATGGTGCTTCGTGTTGGTGTATGCTACCACCCTTGAGTCTCGCATCTGGTTTGTCTCTGAGGTTTGATGTGCCTGGTATTGATCCTGTCACATCTTGGTTCTTGTCAAATATGTCCCTAACATGTCCAAGTATCTGTCCAAACGTGAATGTTCCCAACTGTTGATTCAAACTGTTTGTAGATAAACTTTCTGGTACTTCGTAAATTCCTTTATTCGCCACCTTGTCAGCACTGCTGTGACCAGCAATCCTAATTTGATCATTAACTGCCAATTCATTAACAAATTTGACGTATCTGTTTGTTGTCCCGTCAACTAGTGTGTAATCCGTTGACCGTGTTTTCCTTGCACCGTTCACTGACACTGATACTTCCAGGTCTGTTAGTGAGGCTGAATTCTTGTAGAAGTCAATCGGGAACAACTGTTTCTCCGTTTCGTCTGCAGTAAAGGTCCTCACTGTCCTCTGTTTGCTCTCATTGGTCCTCTTGATCCAGGCACTCTTTGAATTGTGCGTTTCCCTGCCTGTTGTGTAGTGAAGGTGTCCTTCTGCTAATTTCTTGGTCACAGTAGTTGATCCGGATTTGTAAGTGAACGTTCCTGATGTATGGTCTGAATCAAATACAATATCACCAACATTGTTGATGGTGTTGTATTTTACCTTTATGCCCAGCACCGTGTCTGTTGTCGCTGTATCTGACGTTGCGAATTCAAACACCTTGGCTCCTGTGAATGAGGAGTTGGGATATGTTGTCTCGTCATCAAAGCTGGTGTGCGTTTCGTCCCACATGCCAAACAATGGCTGTTGATTTACTCCAGTTTTCTGCTGTGATTCTGTCCAGGCCTTAGTAGCATTGTTGTAATATAAGGTTTTGCCTTGATTGGCCGTTCCAAATTCTACAAAAATGCTGTCCTTGTCGGCTGGTACTCCGTCTGATTCTTCAGTTAGTGAGATGACCTGTGAGCTGTCTCCTGCTGTTGCAAAGCTGACTTTGTATATCCTACCGTTTACTGTGGGATCAGTGTCCGCGGCAAATATTACTCTCATTCCCTCTGTAAGGGCGATACCATCAACTATGTAACCAGTCTGAAGCACAACATCACTAAAGGCATCAGTTGTCACTGTGTCATACAATGTCACAGATAGTTTTGCCACCGTTCCGTGATTGTAAAGTGCAAGTCCCGAATCGAATTCAATAATGGGTCTCTTGGCCCTGTCGGTCTCATCCAAGTTCGCTGTGAACCCTGTTATCCTTGCTGTTTCCTCTATGACCGATTTGTGGAACCACCTGTTGTATCTGGACCATGCATTCTGATCACGTGAATCTCTCTTGATTGTTATGTAATCCTTGTTGTCAGGCGTGTAGTATGCTTTGGCATAGGGTCTTGAATCATACTCAACTGTATCGTAAGCTATGGTGCTTTCCGTAGCATAACTTGCCGGTGTGATAAGATTCTCCACGTCAGTAAGTGTTATTGATTCACCAACCCCCTCTACGTAGTACTCCTTGTTTAGATATGCTGAACCTGTTGCCAGTTCGCTTGATGTAAATTTGACTTTCATACCATTGGAAAGATCCAATGTTCTCAAGCTGTAATTCTTAACACCCACTATGTCATTCTCGGGATCAATTTTTGACAGTGTGTTGACTGCCCTGATTTGCAATATACCATACATGGCATCGTGATTACCGCACTGATAGTATAAAGTGTCTGGACCGCCTGTCAGCGGAACTGTAAATGTAACTGTTCCATAATCAGCACCATTGTTTGTGACCCCGGTCGAGTGTACCGTGGACGTTGAGCCGTCCTCGGCTACCATGCTCTTGTATGGCTCTGTCATAATCCAGAAAGGGTGTCCTTTTGCGTTTACATTAAATTTGTATGTGTTTCCCCTGTAGAGTTTTATAATAGGATTTCTCTCATCTTCTCTGTGTGGGAAATTCCATGCCCTTGCTGAACTTCCGTCTAGGGGCCAGTTGCTCACATTGTATTCTGCCACGGCCGATGGTCCTATGGAGTCTATCTCTATTGCGTTGGGTCCGTTTGGGATCCAGAAGTATTCCCTGTAATTGATCAGTTTGTCATAATCTATCGCTGGGTTCCAACCGTATACAGTTTCCTTGTTGAGCCTGTCATGGTTGTCCACCTTGCCTCCAAAATACTTGATCTGATTTATGTAGTCATCGTATGTTCCCGTGAACTTGACCTGATCCTCGGGATTAACTGATGTAGTGTCCCTGTCTGTGTATGTCACTGTAGGTTCCAACTGATACGCCATCCTGTTCCTGTCGGTGGCTGTAAGGTATCTGTCCGTTACTAATCTGGTGTAGGCATCCTGTCTGCCTATGAATCCATCAAGTCTTTCCAATGATCCTTTCTGCACTAAGGGATCTAGTGTGCTTGATAGGAATCTTTGGTTGGCGTCTGTTCTGTAGAATGCAGGTAGGTGCTGTACAGTTCTCCTGTACTCGTTGTCACCTTGTTTGACAACTTCGTTATTTGTTAATGAGTTTGTATTATTGTCAGCCATTAGTATCCTGATCCACTACTGCCGGAACTTGAACTTGATCCCGAACCTGATGTAGTAGAGCCTGACACTGCTGATCCTGTTGTGGTGTTTGTTGTGGCAGTTGATGTTGATGTAACCACTGTACCGGATGCCGCCAATTGGTTGGCTCCCAGTGCAGTTATTATTGAAACATCATCAACGGTGGCCCCACTGATAAAAATCTCGTCTGCCGCGGAATTGATCTGGAACAGAGATCCAAAACTCTGTCCTGTTTGATTTGGCACAATAACTGCTGTAAGCAGATCCGGTGCCAACTGATTGTGTATGTAAGCGGCTAATTCTGTGTAGTAAAAACTGTCACCGAAATCCCAGTTGTCCAGTGCGAAGAATTCATTTATTGCGGCAATGACTCTTGTTCTGATCACTGCGTCTGTGACATTCGTTTTTAAATTTTTAACAACCTTGAAAGTTGCTTGTAATTCCTCATCTGCATTTGATCCAAACAGTATCCTGTATTTCACTGGATGATACACCACCTGATCTGATAATGATTTTAGTTTGTCCAATGTTGCAGAGTAAGATATCCTCAGCTGGTCCGAAGTTGAAGCGTCTGGTTTTACTCCGCCATCTTGTAACCATATTCTGTAAAGGTTATCGTAAGTTCTTTCTAGCATGTAGACATCCACGATGTTTGACACACTGGGATCAATCCTAGTCTCCTGCCCTGCGTTGTGCTTGTACTGGAAGCTGATAGAACTCCTGCCTCTCCTTGCTATGTAATCTGTTGTTGTTGTCAGTGTGTTAGTGGTTGTGCTGTATTTCTTGATCACGTCCTCGGCACTGTCATAGAAATAAAACAACTGCCCGTCTGTGTACACAGTGCTGTTTACGTTTATATCTGTCTCGTTCTCTGTCACAACAAAATTTGTTGCGGCATAGAATCTGTATCTCTCTATGGTGTCGTAAGATATGTATTTCTCAAAGAACACAAATTTAGTAGAAACCGAAGTGTCCGGCTCAACGAATATATCAAAGATTTCCGGATTGTCAACAACTCCGTCATCGTCATCATCAAAGAAGCCGACCTTGATCTTCCTGTTGTCCTGGAAGCCATCTGCCTCTGTGACCGTGTCCACAACCTGCCATGTGATTGGATAACCTATGCTGTTGCCTGTTGACAATATGTCATTTGTTTTTAAAATCTTAACAGTGTCTTTGACACTCTTACCTGTCTTGTAGTCGTAAATTTTTTCCTGTGCATCATAGTAGAACTTGTTCTGTGATTCAGATTCAAATATGTAATCCAGCTTTCTATACACAACCGTGTATGTGTTTCCATCATTGGTGAATTTGAACCACCAGCTGGCGTCCAGATTCGTGCCTGCTGTCGAGCCTGCTCCTGCTGTGCCGAACACGGCGCTGTCACTCAGGTTTGTGCTTGTGATAACTTTCCATTCTCCTGCGTCCTGGTCGTACCTAATACCAAATTCCTCGTATGCTTCAATCCTGTCAACGATGTCTTTTTCAAATGTTGCTGAGAACGATGTAGTGAACGCAGGTATCACTGCATTGATTACAGATCCATTTGGTATCACATCGGTAAGTGTTACTGGTCCTGTCCCGTCCTCTAGATTTCCTACACCGCCATTTGCACCATCCAACACAACTGCACCGATCTTGGCCCATGCCCTGTCCTCTGCATTGTCTGTTCCTGCTGTGACTAGCGTGTTGTTTAAAAATTCCCTCGTGTCCGGTGATGTGAATTTGATCAGTGCACCTACTTTTGCATATTTCAAATTTGATGTTGCAGAGTCTCCAACGACCAATGCACCACCTGATGTGAAATATCCTGTATTGGTGTTTGTTGATGTTGTAGTGGAGTTCCATGTTGCACTCAGATTACTAACATCCTTGGTAGCATACTTCAGATAGTAGAACTGTCTGGCATATGCTTCCTTTAATTTTGCTTCTACTGATACATCAATAGTTGACTGTATCTCGCTCCTGTTGTTGAACGAGAATGTGAACTGCTGTGTGCTTTCTTCCCTGTACACTATTCCGTCATCCGCGAACACGTTCACGTTGGAGTATGCACCCGTGGGATCTAAAACCTCCTTGGCCCTTGATATGCCCGATGCTGACCTGTTCACTGACCTGACCTTTACTATCTCCTGCGATGCTGACAGAGGTACCACTTGGTAGTCCTCGGCAGTGATCATCCTGTTCTGAGAATAATAAACTTGTCCTGCTTTATCTTTTATCGAAGCATTTGATTCTGTTGCGGCACTGTTATAAACTGATTGCTTCAGTCCCAATGTTAGCGTCAAACTCTGTTGTGCACCATTGGCATCCGTGTATGGCACATTCAGTGTCACATTCTGCATGTCCGCTGGTTGTATTGCAAACTTGGCATTGTCACTGGCCCTGTGATATGTTCTAAATGCACCCAATGGTAAGTTTGAGAAGTTACCATCGCCGAAAACAAGGTCGATCGAGTCGTCCGCCTTCGTCACTACATTGTATGTGTTCCGCTCTGTTTTTGAAAGTGAGTTGTAAATTGCATTGTTCCCTGACAGTGATGGTACCTTGGTCCACTCTTCAGCCAGCTGACCGAACTGGTCTAGCTTGTACAACCATACATCTGAGTCATTGATGTTCGCGATGTTTAAGCTCTTGACATAATTTGTTATGGCAGTGTCCACCGAAAAACTAATCTGTTGCATCGATCCCTGTTTGAACAGGAAGAAGAATCCTGTGTTGTTGGAACTGTCTCCTGATCCATCCGATCTGTAGGTGTACGTCAGCCCTGTTCCTGGCACCGGTGATGACTCGTATATTGATTCTGAATTGTTAATCGTGCTTGGCACTATCTCGAACTGCCTGTTGATTCCACCAACACCAGTGTTGAAAGAAAATATTGGTAGATCTAGTTGATTTGAACTTAATGTATAAACTTCTGTGTCAATGCCGCCAATCTTGTTTGACTCTCTTGGATTTCCAAATAGTTGTCCTGTTTGATTTGCCGCATTCAGTATTGCTGTGAACTGTTCTCTGTAATTTGAGTTTGCACTGTCATTCCAAATGATCGTGCTGTTGGCTAGATTCGTTCCTGTTGAATCTGCGACATCCTGTGTTGTTGATATTGCATCAATCTTCAAAAGTCCTGTTGCCGGTAGATTTCTCTTTGCATTGTAGTTGATCAGTCTCGCCAATCTCAGCACGGAGTTTCTTCTTTCTGCTGTTTCCAGGAAGTTCTCCCTTGCGTTTAGGTCCACCCTGAACGAGAGTGCCTGTGCTATGTAGGCGATCAGATCGATCAGTGCAACATACTCAGAACTTTCCACGAAGTCATTGAAATCATCTGGGTAGTTCTCACGAAGGTATGCAACCATGGTCCTTCGCAGTGTCTCGAAGTCGTAACTCTTGAAATCTGCCTGTTGGAATGACTGGTAGATCTTTCTCCAATCCTCGGCAACTAGTAATCTGTTCTGTCTGTCTGTTGTGGCCATAATGTATTAATGTGTTAACAACGATATTTATGTGTTAGGAAATATGCGTACTTTAAGATAGGCGCAACAGTGAGTTCTCATCAAAGTTGAATCTCAGTTTCTCAGTGATGTTCAGGGGAACATACGTGATAGTCGCCTGTATTGCTATGCCCTTGTCGGCCTCAGACACCAGTATCTCCTCTGTGGATATACGTGGATCTGCGTTTAGGTTAGCTGTGATGTCCTCTATAATGTCGTCCTTCAGTGCATCTGTGAATGGTTCGAATATGGCATCGTATATTATAGTGCCGAACTCTGGATTCTCCACCCTCTCGCCCTTACGTATGCTTAACCTGTTTATGAGATCCTGCTTGGCAACTTCGAAGTCGTACAGTTTGAAGTTCTTCTGTTCCGCACGTGAACTGAACCCTTTGAAGGTCACTGTCTTGTTTGATATGTCTCCTGAACCTGAATCTCCGTATGCCATGTACTATATTTACTCCCTAAAATCTAAAGAAACTCCTCACCGCACTGATCGCCGCTGTTTTATATTCTGTTATCTTTCCTTGTATGAAACCTGTTGCCATGTTCTTGATCGTGCTTTCTAAATTTTCCGCTTTATTTTTGAGATCCGTTAATTTTGCAAGGGGTAGCTTCACCTTGTCATTTAGTTTCACTATTTTTTCTAGCTGGTTTGACACAGCACTGATACTAGACTTTTTAAGCAGTTGTGTTTTGATGTCCTGCAACTCCTGTGCTGAAAAGTCGGGGTTGTTTAACTTGATATCCGCCATCGCTTCGTTGATGTATGTTTTCTTCAAGGCGGTACTGCTGGTCCTGGTGTATGGTTCATGGGTCACGAAGTCCGACACCGTGGTCTTGTTCTCTACCTTGTTGGGCTTGCCACCCTGCAATGGTGTCTCGCTGTCTATGTCTATTAGTCCTCCAGGACCTCCGGTTACCTTGATGCCAACGTTGGAATGATCTGGTTTCAACCATCCAGGTCCCCATGTTTCACGTGCCGGCACAGAGTTGAAATGGACCTCAGATCCTGCTAGATCGATTCTGCCTTTTGCTCCGTGCAGTTGTGGCCCATCTGTGAAAGATGTTATCCCGTCCCTGCCAAAGTTCCTCACAGAACCTTTCTGTGAACTGTTCAGTATTCCTTTTTCTCCCATTGTGTGAACATAGCCTTCTGCGTTAAGATTGACATTCTGTTCTGCCGTGAAATTCAAACTGCCCCTTGCATGGAAGTTGATGTTTATGTCAGAGTGTATATTGAAGTCCTGTTTACTCCTTAAATTCATTCCTGCATCTGAGAACACACTGATCGTTCCGTCCTGTTCCATCTCTATGAATGCCTTGCCCGAACCGTTGGCTATGTAAACCGTTCCTTCCGTGTCGTGCATTAGTATCTGGTGTCCCGATGCCGTCCTTATCCTTGTCAGCTGGTTGTCTCCATTGACGTCTCCGTCGTCCATGACAAATGTGTGTCCTGATTTCCTTACAACATGATCTGTTGCTCCGGAATCTTTCGCACCCACCTGTCGTTTGGTCGTATCTAAATTTTTTCTACCCGGTGTGCTGATACCAAATACCTGGCTTGGAGATTCACGTCTTGCAGAACTTGACGTGTTACCCCTTGTGTCGTCTGCACTCAAACCCTGTTCTCGAAGTATTTCAGCAAACGGGTGTATGGGTTTTGGAATTGCATCATAGTTGTTGTTCGGTAAGGCATTTGGAGATGTCCTGTTCATTTCTCCTGAGGGTACATTTTTTGAGCCGTATGTAGATGTCTTGTCTTTCTGGAACCCTGCATCTGCACCTTCGAATGTTCCGTCTAATGCATCGTAGGTGTTGGTGCTGGAGGCTATCCCTGGTATCATGTGATTGGTGTAGGGATCCTGTACGCAACCTATCCAGAAGGCCTGGTTCATTTTTCCCTCTGCGAATATGACCAATACACTGGTCTCTAGATCAGGTGGCACTGCCCAGAATCCGTATGAGTGTTGGCTGTCGCTGTATTCCGTTGATCCCGGAATATTGTGTCTCGTTCCCTTGGCTCCATAGAAAGGAGAAAGATATTCACACGTAATCAGTTGTTGTTCCGTTCCGTTGCTGGTCTGTGCCAGTGATGGTATCAGCACCCTCAGCCTACCCATCCTGGTGGGATCCACGTTGCCCTTGACTATGCCTATGTATGGTCCTGGGGATTCTCGTGACCAACTCTGGTCTTTGCCCGGGGCTTTGGCGTTTGATGCATCACCTTTTAAATAGTTGTGTAGACTCATTATGTTAAAAATCCTTTTATTTTACTCTTTGCGTCTGCGTAGAGAGTTTGTATCTTTCTACCAATGTTAATTACGTCTGAGATTGCGCCGCCCTCTGTTTCTAGGAATGCCTGGTACTGTTTTTTGTTCAGTATCGTGCTTTGCCCTTTGTATGTACTGGATGTGTACTCCGCCGCTGGACTGGATATGTATACTCCCTGGTTGTTGAACCTGGTCAGGTGTAGTACGTTGGTGTATTTCCCACTGTCAAAGCTGTGTTCCACCTGTGTCACCCTGTACAGTCCAGAGAACATGGCCTGCTGGTTCGATCCCATCTCGTATACTCCACGCTTGTCATCCACGTCAGTCGGCATCTTGAAATTCAACATCACGATCGGTTCCGCCAGGTCTGGGTTGTAGCACCTACGTTTCGAATCCCATATGGACTCCAGATTGTTCCTCCAGTACCCTATGTCCTTGTCACTGCTGACACCTGGTGCCTGCTCCTCGGGGTTTGCCGGTATGAACTGTGACTGTCCCAACCATGCTGGATCTCCCAGTATCTCCATCCTGATGTTCACCATGTCCGCCATGGGGTGTGTCAGTTCGTCTATGAACTGGTCCACCAGTGTGAAAGATTTTCCCGTTTTCCCTGTGCCACTTGACTTGGTAATTGTCACCTCACTCTTCAAGGTAAGGTTGTCGTCGTAGACCGGTTTGGGATTTGATATCCCACCTGTTCGTTCTGATGTTGTTTTTTCTACCTTGTTCTGCCTACCATCCGATGCATCCACGTCCTTGAGTTTGCTCTGGAAGTACGCATACTTGTAGTTTATGTTGAGATCCAACACATCCACGTTGTCGCCCGTGAACATGTAGTTGTAGGTCTTGTACACGAAACTCTTGAAATTATCGCCTGTGCTGACACCTGGTATGGCCAGTGAATAGGCATGCACCCGGTAGGGCTCTACCACGAATTTGATCAGCTTGGCGTTTGTCTGTCTCTTGTTGTCGAACCGTGACAGCGGTATCAGGCTGGACCTGATCCTGAAGTAGTCGAAATACATGTTGGGCCGACTCTTGGCGGTCTCGTACACGCCTTCGGCACCTGCTCTATTCTGTGCCGCTACAAACTGATCTGCCACCTTGGTCTTCCATTCCTCGAATTTATCAGTGGAGAACATGGGGTGTGATTTCATGGTCTCTTCCAGTATCTTCGTTATGGAATTACCTGTGTTGATCTTCATGAAGTCCACTGGTACATCTCCCGTGTCCACTGCCTGTGATGACATGGCCGAGGATTCCAAACTTGTCCTATCAAGCTGTGTAGTGTCAGACTTGAAGAATTTGTCAATGTATATCTCGTACTGGTCTGGTATCTCTATTTTTCCTATATCGTCCTTGTTCTGTTGGTTCAGTAGATTTTCCAGTTCCACCGCTACTGTGTTCAGTGTCGTGCCGTACAATGATCCTGATGTCTTGACCCAGTTGTATCTGTCCACGTATGCGAATTCATTGTAGGGTATTGCCTTGACCGTGTACACAGTCCCTCCCGTGTTGACATCCATCTCCACCTGTGTCAGCTTTATGGGTATCACCCTCTTCATGCTTTTCTTTTGCTCCGCCGACAAAACCTTCCCAAATTCATCGAATCCCGTAAACTCCACCGTCAGTAAGTATGGTGCGTCAATGTGGTCAAGATAGTTGTTGTTGGCCGCCGCCGCCCTCAGTCTCTCGAACAGGGTTATGCCTGCCGGTTCTATGATCGTCATGTCTATCTGTGTCACCGATGTCAATCTTCTCTTCTCGTTCAGTCCGGGTATGGAATTCATGTTCACTGTCTGGAAGTACATGTCCCGGTCCAGCTTGTACGTCTTCCTGCTCTTATCAAGTGTCGCGGCCATCCTTGCGTTGCCGTCCTCACTTTGTCTGTTACCGTACAGTGTCCTTTTGTTCTCAGCATTCAGTGGTTGCCCTGTGTTGCCTGCATTGGCATCTGATATGCCTGAACTCTTGATTATGATGTCATGTGGTACACCGTCCAGTGTCCTGGTGTCCTTGAGCTCGGCCTCACTCAGTGCCGACAGCGTGAACAACGTGTTGTAGGAAGCGTACTGGTGCAGTTGGTTGGGGTCATTAACGACCTCTACGTATGTCTTGGTTGTTTTCTTGCTTAGATCACCATCACCATGTATGTTGAAATAATTGCCAGGTGGTGCTTTCTCTCTTGCCATGGATTAGATCCCCAGGTCTTTGAGAAGATTTTCCTTCTTGGGCAACTGTATGGTCACGCCCGGTTTGAAATCGTATATGGGATCTTCCAGCTGGTCTGGATTACGTTGCACGAAAACCCACCACAGCCTAGGTGAACCATAAAGGTCATAGGCCAGTAGGTCTGGTCTGTATGCGTAGGTCCTTTCTATGGTGTAGCTCTGGTCGTCCTGCTCTGCTGTGAGAGTCCTTGGGTTCAGTATATCCAAATTATCTCCCGTCTCGCCTGTGTCTGCGTATGGTGATGTGTTTGAGTAATCAGCCATTAGATGAATCCTACCTCGTTGTCACCCCTGCCGTTCAACTCTCCGTTCACAAATTTCTTCATGGAGAAGTTCTTGACAGAATCCCTTGAGTAGATCGGTGTCACCAGCACTGATATGTTTGACAGTGTTGGTGCCCAGGTCATGGGCTCGGTGCTGTTGGCTGACAAATCAAATCCTGCATCCGGTCCATTCAGTTGTTTGAAAGAAGTGGATTCCTGTTTTGTAGAAATGTAGTCTATGCCTGCCCTAAGCTCAACATTGAACGAGTTCAGTACCACTGGCACTTTCTGGAACATGTGATCTCCGTAGCCTGACAGGTGCAGTATTGGTGGTGGATTGCCTTTCAATCCTGTACCATCGTCCTGGCCAAAGAACATCTTGGTCGCCGTTCTTAAAAAATTAACTGTTGCAACCCAGTGCTTGGCATCGTCTTGATTCTGCACAGGATATTCCCCAATGATGTTCAGACTATCTACCTGTGAATTCTGGTATGCCTGGTGTGGGAAGTTGCTGTGTGTCATGTCCATGGCATTGTAGTTGGCCGAGTGCTGTATCACCATCGATGGTGTCAGGGGCCAGAATATGCCGCCAATGCCTGCCAATGGTTGCATCAATGGGTTAGTGTCAAAATCAAAGAAACCGGTCAACGGACCATTTGGCACTGTCAGTTTCACACGCCAATCTTGGCTGTCCGCCCTTCCACTCCAACGGGCAGTGGCCCTTTTTATGTTGCTGTTGCCCCTAATACCAGATCCAAACAGCCTGCCCACTGTTCTGTTCAGTATGCCTGTACCCACGTTCTTGACTATTTTTCCAAATGTATCTATTGCCATCTTAACGGTTGCTTTCCCTTGTAAAATTATGTATACTTAAACTATATTTATAGGCATTATTTTAGGCACACTTAATTACCCATACGACACAGATCAACAGACCTGTTTGTGGTCATTTTACATTAACATTACTGGAGAAACAATGAAGAGAGTAAAGTACCTAAATAACCGTGATCTACTGTTACAGATACATGCCAGCAAGAATACATATTGTTCATATGTTACGCCAGAAGATGCACAATTTGATCTGATAGTACCCAATCTTAAGAAGATCAATGCCAACGCAATAGCAATGGCCAGGAAGGCGAAGGCCAAGAGGCTCACACAGGAAGCATGGGAAACGGCGAAAGAATCAGGACTGAAAAAAATTAAACTGGTGGACTACACAGTATCACCTAGAAAGATAGACAAGACCGATCTTGTGTTCAGGGTCATGATGTTTGATCATGTGCCATTGGACAGCGAAAGGAAGAAGAATCCTAAACAAACTTCAGATCACCACACAAAAGTGAACTTCCCACCATTCCAGCACTACAGGCTAGATAACAAAGGGAAAGTGGTATGTGTGGGAAAGTCACACTGGGTTGGTGGCATGGACAACGGACACTTCTCATGTGACCATGGCAAGATGACCAACACACTTGCGATGATGTACATGAAGTTGTGTGAGAGATACGGAACCAGATCCAACTGGAGAGGTTACACCTACAACGACGAGATGCAATCACAGGCACTGATGCAACTGTCACAGATAGGTCTACAGTTCGATGAATCAAAATCAGACAACCCTTTCGCGTACTACACGGCGGCCATAACAAACAGTTTCACGAGGATATTGAACATAGAAAAGAAAAATCAAGCAATCAGAGACGACCTGCTGGAGTACAACAACATGATGCCAAGTTTCACAAGACAGAATGAGAATTCCACCAGTGCACCATCATACAAGAAGATGATGGAGACCGTGCATGGAGATGTACACGAGGTCAACAAGACCGGACTCGCGAAACTGAACAAGAAATTCAAGAAGACCGGCAAGCTCGATCTCAAGGACGACTTCGATGACATCAAGTTCAAGAACAAGATAGACATGACAAATCATAAACCAACCGTCAAGAAGAAATGGTAACACATGGCATTCTTTAAAAAAGTAGCTTGTTTCACAGACATACATTTTGGCCTTAAGGGTAACTCCAGGGTACACA